CATTGGCGATATCAAGACAATTGTGGACCCGGTTCCCTTCATCGACGGCGCAATGAATATCACGAAGCCAGAGAACGGCGCGGACGTGGAAAGCGACGATTCCCTGCGGCAGAGAATCTATATTGCACCGTCATCCTACAGTACAGCCGGATCTGATGACTCATATGAATATTTCGTGAGAGAATACAGTGCGGACATCCTTAATGTACGTATCACAAGCCCGGAGCCGGGTGCGGTTCAGATTCGTTATTTACTGGCCAATGGAGTGATACCCGGAATTGAATCCATGAACGGATTACAGGATTATTTATCCCAGGCAGACATTCGGCCATTGACCGACCGGGTGGAAGTATTAGCGCCAGAGATCGTAACGTACGACCTGAATATTACATACTACATCAATCAGAGCGATCAGAACCGCGCAAACGTTATCCAGCAGAAGGTTAATGAAGCGGTCGCGGAATACACCCTCTGGCAGAAAACAGAAATTGGTCGGGATATCAATCCGGATGTGCTAATGGAAAAGATAATCAGCGCAGGGGCTAAACGGGCAGTTATAGCAAGTCCCCAGTTTTCCGTAGTGGATGAAGGGGCGGTGGCGTCACTGGCAGCGCAGACGGTTACCTACGGGGGGCTGGAATATGATTAAGTATACAGATGCCGAACTAATTTCGATACTTCCACCCTACCTGAAAAATAGTGTTGATGTACAGGCTATCAGTTATGCTTTCCGGATGGCGATGTCAAAAGCGATCCAGTTTTCAGTAATGACTTCCCTATATGCCAATATAGACAATTTAGACGAAGACTTGCTGGACCTGATGGCATTGGAATTGAAGACACAATATTATGACGAAAATATGGACATTCAGACCAAACGTGAGCTAATAAAGAATACGTTGGCATGGTACAAGAAGGCCGGTACGCCGGCGGCGGTGGCAGAGCTGGTGGCGGTAGCGTTCGGAGAAGGAAAGGTCGAGGAATGGTTCGAGTATGGCGGGGATCCCTATATGTTCCGAATCGTAACGAATGCCACATTAACTCCGGAAATGAACGCACTTTTTGATCAGATGATTAAGAAGGTAAAAAACACAAGGTCGCATTTAGAATCTATTTCCATTATACGCACGATCAGGCAAACGTTATATGCTGGCGTAGGGCGGAACTCATACAGTCGACCTCCGGCAATCTTTGAGGGTGGATATCGGGCAGAACGCCGGGTGGAATCAACCATTACAGCCGGATCAGCACAGCAAGCCAGGAATAGACCGCCTGCCATCACGGAAGGGTATTCCCTTGCCCGGCGGGTAGATTTGGAATGCAATGCATCAACAGGAGCAACACCGGCCTTGATGAAGCCGGAAGCGATAAAACAAACATAAGGAGGTATTAAGGATGCCACAACCATTTATCAATGCTGTAATGACAAATAAGGGCGCTGAATTGCTCACAAAGGCCCAGGCAGGAGAAGCAAAGATTGAGTTTACAAGGCTTGTTACCGGATCGGGCAGTTACCAGGAAGCTGAAAAGACATTTGAGTATTTGCAGGAAAGAACAGGCCTGCGGGTTCTGAAACAAAGTTTCATGCCATCCAGCGTCACCACAGTGCCACCAAGGAGCGTGTTAATCAAGGCGCTTATCACCAATCATCCGGTAAGCGGGCAGGAGCTGGCAGAAGGCTACTATATCAACGAAATGGGCCTGTATGCCAAAGAAAAGGACGGCGACAGCAGCACAGAGGTGTTATATTCCATAACCGTGACAACCGGCGCTAACGGCGATTTTATGCCGCCGTACAATGGTTATAGCCCGGCTGAAATACAGCAGGAATATTATGCGACCGTAAGCAATACGGCCCAGGTCACTATTATATCTGGACAAGGGGCCGTCGCACTGGCTGATGACCTGGCGGACACCAACCGGCGGGTGGATGAACTGGAGGGCAGGACGGAAAACATCACAGTGCTTCCCTTTGATAAAGCGGAACGAATCGGCAAGGAAATAACATTGTCCTGGGCGGAAATCAAAGCCAAGGTCGAAGCCGGTGACTTTTCGGGATTCAATATAGGCGACTGGAAAAGCGTAATAACCAAGGACGCCGCCGAAACCTTTATTATGGAGATCGCAGGCATTAATATGTACACGGCAAAGATGGCGGGATTGCTTCCGGAATATCATATTGATTTCATCAGCCGGGATTGTCTGCAGGGGGCTGTGCCTTTTCATGATCGCGCCAACAGCAATGAAAATAATTTTAAAGATACGAGCATGTATACATTTTTGAACAGTTCCGTTTTTTCGAGGCTCCCAGATGATTTACAAGCAGTCATAATGGGTAAAATCGTGGAAAATACTAAAGACTCCGGACTGACAAGCTCGAATCTATGGCTGCCGACAGAACTTGAGGTTTACGGCTTTATGTGCAATTCGGTATTAGTATATGACTATGGATCCGCCGGTTACCTACAGTACCCTATTTTTAGATTAGGGAATCGGTATATACACAAAGGGGAGGCAAACGGCGTATCAACAGGTGAGGGATATTGGCTGATGAATCCAAACAAAAACGACACCTTCAGTTATTGCACAGTGGGCCAAAATTGCAGGCCAGAGTCTAGCGGCGCATCTTATGGCCGGAGCGTTCCGATCTGTTTTACAATTGGAAAAGAATGGCCGGAAAAACCTTGATAGAATATTCAAAATTTACCGGTACATAAATGATCAGTAACCCGCCGTTTATGCGGCTTATTTTATTTCAAAAAAAGAAAGAGAGGAATTAATTATGAAAGAAGACAAGAATTTGCACAGGGATTGCGAGGATCACGATGAAGCGGACTGCGACATCAATGAGCATGACGATTTAGATCCGGGCGCAGATGATTGCGGCCATCGTGCGGAAACGGGACCCGGCATAGGACCCCAGAAGGCGGTTGATCGGCGGCCATTCTGCGGGCCGGATCCGACTGCGCCGAGCAGCATTAACGGCGATCAACATCCAAACCAAGGCCCGGGAGCAAGAAAATAAGACTTAAGGAGATGACAACATAATGCCGACAGAAATTATGGTATCACTAATTGGCCTGGCCGGTAGTGCAATAGGTACCTTTGCTGGTATTCTGGCAAGCACGAAGCTGACTACATACCGGTTGGAGCAGCTTGAAAAGAAAGTGGACAAGCACAACACGGTTATTGAGCGCACCTTTAAACTTGAAGAAAATGACGCAGTGACACAACAACAAATCAAAGTGATCAATCATCGAATTAATGACTTAGAAGAAAACGAGAAAGCGAGGATTTAAGAATGAGTAAAGAATGGGTAAAAGCAGCAGGAATCAGGGCAACTAAAACGGTGGCACAGACATTCATTGCCACGATCGGCACCAGTATGGTGCTGGCTGATGTGAATTGGCAGGTGGTTATATCCGCATCGATACTGGCCGGGGTGCTGTCGCTGGCGACATCGGTAGCCGGGCTGCCGGAGGTAACAAAGTAGTTACAAATCGCAACTTTGACCGGGGCGGGAACGATCCTGCCCCTTTTTTTGATTGGAGGATAATATGGAAATAAAAAATGCATTATTAACCATCAGCAATTATAACCGCCCGGGTACAAAGCGTACCCGGACAACTGCCATCGCGTGCCATTATATTGGCAATCCCGGAACATCTGCCCAGGCTAACAGAAACTATTTTGAAAGCTTAAGCACAATTGGTCCGCAAAAAGAAGCGAAAGGAGAAAGTCCAACCAAAGCAAGCTGCCACTTCATCATTGGCCTGCTGGGCGAGATTTTTCAGCTGATTCCGGAAGATGAAATCAGCTGGTGTACCAATCAGGCTAACAGCTATACAATCTCCATTGAAGCCTGTCATCCGGACAGCAGCGGCAAGTTCAACGCTGCGACCTATGCAGCTTACGTGGAATTGTGCGCCGATTTGTGCGTACGCTGGGATCTTGATCCGCTGGCTGGTGGGCTGATCAGGCATTACGACGTGACCGGCAAGCCTTGCCCGAAGTATTTCGTGGACAATGCAGCAGCTTGGGAGCAGTTTAAACGGGATGTAGCGGCGGCTGTGGCTGGCAAGGCCAATAAGTCCGGCTGGCACGAAGAGGATGGCGGTTGGAGATACTACAACGGTGACACGGGCCTGTGCATTTGCAATAACTGGGCCAAAGACCCCGATGATGGCAAGTGGTACTGGTTTGACGGGGCCGGAATGATGGTCTGCAATGTCTGGTATATGCATAACAATCATTGGTATTACCTTGGAACCGATGGAGCCATGCTGAAAGGCTTACAGGATATCAATGGGAAGTGGTATTACCTGGACCAGGGCGGGAAAATGGCAACCGAGGCAGTGGTGCTTACACCAGATGATAACGGAGCATTACAATATCCGGGGATAGATAAGTAAAAAAGTGCTGTTTAAATGTGTGGATAGCTACATATGTATTCGGATGATATACAATATGTAGGATATATCATGATGAAATAACAAAATATAGAAAAGACTTGACGAAGTGCATCTAATATGATATCATTAAAACATCAAAAACGAAACAGAAAAATGTACGTAGAGATGTGGAGGTATTTTATGTTGGAAAGAAAAGAAGTAATACAGAAAACTTACCGAATAGATAAAAAATTGGATGACGCATTATCTGAACTCTCGCAAATATTAAATCGCACTCAAAATGAACTGATTGCACATGCGATAGAATTATTAATCAAAGAAAACAGATCATGGTTTTACAATGAGTTTACGAACGAGTTTGAGAAAAAAATAAACCTCTATAAGCCATTTAGTGAGAAGATTGAAAATTATTTGATTGAATTCGTTCCATATGATTTCGCGAGCCGCGCGGGCAGCGATTTGTTTTTGTATAGGCTTGATAATGAGGGCGCGAAGACAGACCTTGTGTTAAAATATTTTATTGGAAACGATCCGGTATCAAGACATCGCCTAAATACTGCACTGATGAACATCATTGTCAAACTTATGGAGGAATATCCAGAACTTCAGAATAAGTATAACATTAAGGATTTCGTTGTTTAGAGTTTTACTCTTTACATAAAAAAACCAAGTACTTTATGTACTTGGTCACCTGCTAAAAGTGTTACCACAATCAACTGGATTTAATACTTTCTCAACAACTGTATTATAACATTATGGTAGGCCTTTTGCAAGTGAAATTTGTGAAAGGGGGTGTGTCTATGTACATTTTCCGTGCATGGATTACCACTAAGGATGGCTCCAAGATTTATGCCAAAACCTATGGTAAAAAAGCCTTCAGGATCTGGGTGGGGCCAGGTCCTGAGCCAGTTAAGGGTAACTAATTAATTAACGAGACACTTTTACCAGTTGGCGTGTCTCTGCTCTAATAAATTCAAGAAAGGTAGAGAAAAATGGCTAAAACAAGATCAAGTGTAAGAGGTGTGCAAACGAAAAAAATAGTTCCAGTTAAGGGATATACAAAGAACGATGGGACAAGGGTTGGTGGGCACCGCAGATCCACACCGAAGTAAAAACCGGAAAAATATTAGAGACGGAGAGCAGATAGCTTTCCGTCTTATTTTTTTGTTATCAATTCACTTTGATATGCTGTGACTGGCTAACAAAAGATTGACGGCAAATGGTACTACCTGGACGCTGATTGTGCCATGGCCACGGGCCTGCGGGTAATTGAGGGGAAGGCTTACTACTTCCACAAGGATGGCAGCATGGCGGTGGCCGGGGAGAAGGTCACGCTGATACCGGATGCGGACGGGGTGCTAAAATAAGAAAGCCCCGGTGATGAGCCGGGGCCGAAATAGGTAGATTAGTAACACGGTTGGTTGAATGTGTGCCGGAGGGAATGAACGGACACTATCGGAATTTTTGCGCTTTTACAATGCTTTTTCAACCGATCACTTGTGGTGGATATCTTGTCTTGCTCAAATATTGGCATATCACTTGGCCTGTCCAGTAGTAGCCTGTTAAAATGTTCTTCCAGCTCGCGGTCTATCTCAATGATGCGCACGGATGTCATGTCCTTGACCGGGTGAAATCCTCCATTCTTCCATGTTTTGTTAATCTCTAGTAATCCTTTTTTAAAATCAAAATCTCCTGGTGTTATAGCTAAGGCTTCGGTATATCGGATGCCGGTTTTTGCCATTAATAATATCAACTGATCATTGACATCGGCAAGATTCAATTCTTCCAGCAGGAGATTTAGTTCCGCCGGAGCGAGGTATGTTCTTTCCATGTGTTCTTCTCCTTATTCCTTCTTGACAATTTCGAAAAACCTTGCAATATCATGATCTTAATGGTATGATTATTTTTGATGGGGAGCGGTGGCAAGTACCGCCCTCCCTGTCATATCCCAAAGCCTTTATTCCGGCTTTTCTTTTTTTGCCATTTCTCTGACTTCCTTAATGGCCTTTTCTACGGCTTCCATGTCTTTGCATGCTGCAAATTTATCTGCTACTAAATTCAGAATAACTTCCATTTGTTTATCTGTCATTGGCTCTTTCATCCTATCTCCTTTCTCCGCTTGCCCGGCAATTAGATTAATTTCTTAACCTAATATTAGTATACTATATTCGTACGAATATGTCAACTACTTTCTATGTTTTCTTTGATAATTTTTCTGATAAATCCATTAATGCTTTGATTTGTTTTTTTCGTGTAGGCCTCTAGGGCCTCGTATTCCTCTATCCTTACGTCCAGAGGTATCCTTTTGTAGGCCTTTGCTTTGTATTTTGCCGTCGCCTTTACCTGCGATTTGCTTGTTGCCATGAAATCAACTCCTTCCTTATGTTTATCTTATCACATTTGCTATATTCGTACAATTATGAAAAGTGCACAATTTATATTCGTACGATTTAGTACATTTGCATATTGATATATTTGTACGAATATATTATAATAGTACTTAGATGAAACACAAACAAAACAAACGAGGATACAAAAATGAAAAGCACAACAATCACCGCGACAAATAATGCAACCTATAAAATCCATACCTTCGAAGTTCTGAAAGAAGGGACCTGTAAAAACGGCGAAAGCTTCTGCCTGGTAAAGGATTTGAAGGCAAGGAAGAACAAATATCAAATCATAAACCTGCTGCTTGGAAATAAATACTTCCACTCGCTAGGGGCGGTTGGAACAGAGGAAGAAGCCAACGAATGGTTTGGAGAATATAAAAAAAGATACGCATAAGCAAGCAGCTGACCTATCGGCTCAACGGGGAGGATTGATGGCGATCCAGAGTTTATAGAATTTGCTGTACAATTGCAAAAGAGAAGGGGCTGAATCCTTCTCTTTTTTCTTCCACGGATACAATTACAAATACTGCGTAAATGCAACGCAATTGCAACAAATAGCCCGTATACGTAGTAAAATAGGCACGTGTATTCTGCACTTCGCAAGACCAAACCCGATTTTGTATTTGGATTTACAACCAAAGAATCTGTTATTGTGTGATGATGTGATTAAATTGGTCGATTTTGACCATGCGGTGCATCAAAATGAAGCTGACC